GCTTACAACAGCATATAAAAGGTTCTTAAAAGTATATAACTGCCTAACATTACTTCCTTGTTCAAACTCAACTCTTTTTACTAAACCAGGTGTAGTAGTCCAGGCATACGGTTTTTTACCATCTTGACTAAATAAAGTATATAAATTAACAAGCTTTCTGGGATCAAACTTTTTGTCTTTTTCTTCGCGATAAGCTCCTGTAAGGGGTAAATCAATATATGTCGATGCCATAACGATAATCTCCCTTTCTTCTGTTTAATACAGAACTGGTTTTTATATCAAGCGACTTTTCATCATTAGAACGCAGAACATCTTTAAATACTCTTTGATATTCACTTTCGTGTTTATCTGTCCATTTACCACTATAAATATCGGATAATTCACGAGCAACCGCATAAACAAAAAATCTTACATAATAATCCGGAAAATCAGTTAATAACGAATTTAACTCAACCTTTGGTAAAACGAACTTCCCGCGACAAGAAAAAGAGTAATCTATGTCGGGTGTAGCATAAAACAATAAATCCGATGAATTTGGGTTATTTAACAACAAAACATAATGAGGTGTAGTCTTTAATTCTGTATACTTCCATCTATCGTAATATTGAGCATCTGTTAATATTTTAAATGGCCAGTTTCTACCAACATAATCTAAATTCGCATAATCTATAGAGATAATTTTATCTGCATCAACATCTGCACCAGTTTCACGTGAAACACGATATTCATTTTTACCTGCAAGCAAAGTAAATTCAAGATTTTTAAAGTATGGGATATATATACCCTTACTTTGTAATTGCAGGATAATGCTGTTTAAAGTTCTTAATGCTCTCCCTTCTTTATCTTTATTAAGTCTTTGTTCTGGATTTTGTACATTACACAACTCTAAACTATAAATGAGTAAATCATTTATCTTTTCCATTTACTCTGCCTCTGCTTTAGCCTCTGCCTCTGCTTTAGTAGGACGACCTTTTTTCTTTACTTCTATTTCTATTTCTGACCATTCATCAGTCTTTTTGAACTTTTCAAAGTCATCAAGCGAAAACAAAGTTGGTTCATCAGTTTTAACATTATATAAAATATATGTCATGATTATCTCCTATTTTTTAGAAGAGAAGGAATATATCTACAGCAAAGCAAAGAGCAAGCATTACAAGATATATCCCTTCTCAAAATAATTACGCCACCGATCTAATACCCAATTCTGGAAACATCTTAACGCCTAACAGTAAGTCAAAACGCATTTTATTAATATCGTTATCAATATCATAAAATTCGCTCATTCTTAAACCAAGTCCAGTTTCATCATCTCTTATAAATGTACTCTTAGCAGAACCGGCAGGAACAATCATTTTCGGAGAAACAATCGCTATAGCTTCTTTATTATAAGCAACATTTACCGTATGAGTTTGAGCCAATTGGACAATAGCTCCAGCAGGAATAAGCAGACTTATATTTTGATACGGATTAGTAGGATCGGTTATTATTTCAGGTGAAACCTGTATAGTTACTACTCCACCAGAACTCGTTACAGGAGCATCAGCAGTAACTACAAATTGAGGACGTATGTTTGTTGCCTGATGATCTTTTAGGTTTGTAACATATACACCAGGAGCAGTTGCAACATCACCAATTGTAATAACATCCCCTTTTAAGAAAGTACCAGTAGTACTTACAGGTAAACCAGTAATAACTATGGCATTTCCACTTGCTACATTGGCTTGTACAGTACCAGAAGCTATCAGTCCATTAACAGGTGCAGTACCTCCACCAGTACCAGAAATATGCTTACTAAAGTGTGAACCTTGATAAATATCAAATTGCGCCATTGTTCCCAACATTGCATTTTTCTTTATTTCATCGTTAAACTGCGGAGTAAATATAGTCCCATTCATAAAGGTATTACCCAATCCAGCAGAATCATCAAAACTTAATCCCAAATAACGATCATCAGACGGAATACCTAATTTTGACATGAACGCTCGCATATCATTTACACGACCATAGGTTGACATTACAGTACCAGGAGTACCAAACCAATGATAAAAATCGGTTAAATAACTCGCGATAGTTATATCAATCTGATTAGCTAATGTTCTTGCTACCTGACGAGTATATCTTTCTTTAAACTTATCTATAGACAAAGTTAAATCTTCCGAATTAAACTCAATCATTACATGAGGCTGATGTTGAATATTAAACGGAATTGATTTTTCAATCGTAGATTGAGAAGTAGCAACCCGTCCATCTCCAGCTATATACTGAACAGGCAATCGTACATTTACTGTACTACCGACTGTATATTCTGATTTATCGAATTCTTTATCCCATCTGCGATTAGCAGTCATAGCAAGCGTTAATTCATTATGTAAATCGAGCAACGTTTCCGAGGTTATAACGTCAGACGTTAATATTGTATTTGGCATAGTTTATCTCCTATTTTTTTTGTTGTTTACGTATCGCCTTTCGCTCTTTATAACTTAGTTTTGGATCTGATAAGTCCGGTGTCATTACGTCTGTTCCTGAATTTTTAACCGGTTCTATAGGTTTTGGTGCTTGAGATACTTTCTTGGGTTTCATTTTAGTATTTATTTTGTCCTCAATATCAGCCAACGCCTTAGCTAACTGATAGCCCCTCAAATTTTTAATTTTTTCAAAATCTTCTTTACCTTCATTTCCACTATAATTTAATATAGGGATTGGGTTTTCCATATCTTTTACAAAATGCGCCACCTGTGTTCCAAATTCGTTTATATTTTTATTTCCATCTACAAAAAGAGGGTTATAAACAACCTTTTCTTTAAAGCCCGGAATAGTTGCGCTTGCAATATTCAACTTTGTAACAAAATCATTGTTTTTTGCCTGCTCAACCACCATTTTGCGTTCTATTTCTTGTCTAGCCTGAAATTGCTTAAACTGTTCAAAATCTTTGTCAGTAGGTTCTTGATATTGAAAGCCACCTGTTTCAACAGGAGCTTGAACTTGATTTAACTTGCTGTAATATTCATCCGGTACAACAGTAGAATCAGTAGTTTCAGTTTTTCCTTCTTCTTGAGATGGTTCAGTAGATTCAGCATTAGACTCATCGGGAGCAGCCCCCTCTTCCGGTTGTTGCTCTACAACTTCCTCTGTTTCAGGATTAGTTTCTAATTCGGTATTTTCTGTCTGTGTATTTTCTTGTGTCATTTTTTCATTCATAGCTTGCTCCTATAATTATTAAAGTTATCCACAAGATAATAACAGAAAATAAATAGTTGTCAACAAGATATTAATAAAATAGATGAAGTTATCCACAAAGTTGCACACAAGCTATTGGTTGGCACAATATGTAATCCGCTGACATATTGTGTCAGCCAATTGTTAAAGTGAAAAGCAAAAAAAAACCCGCGGTTAAGCGGGTTTAATTTAAAGTTGAAATGTAATTATCGGAGAGTAAAAGCAATCCAAAAAGAGCCGTCAGGTGCGCCAGATGTATCAAATAAAGTTACACAATATGTAAATGTTTTGGTGGTTTTATAAATATTCAATATTCTATCTCTAGTAATATCCTTATAAATCCAACTACAATTCTCATTTGAATTGGCATATACCACTCTTTTGCCGTCGCTATAAGCGTCTATTTCTGCGTGTGCATAAAAGTCGGAATTTCGATAACAAAGATCATTTGGAAGAACCAAAAGATTTTCAAATGGTTGCGTAACATCAAGAACCGCACACATGGTCTGACCGTCGGACATATAATGCGCACCAGTATTTAGATAATTTTTAGTAATGATCGGATCAATGTGTGAATAATCATAAGAAGGTTTAGCGTTAGATAAAACCGTAAAACAAACAAGCGGCAAAAAACATAACAATAATATTAATTTTTTCATTATTTCACCTCTTTAAATTTTTTTGTTGCAGGAGTATAAACCCATATGCGCGATAAACTCGGCACCCATCTAAAAAACCAATTTTGTCCAGTACTAAATCGCACTTTATTTGGGTGGTCATAATTTACTATACCGCATAAATTTTTAGCAATATAATAAATTCTAAAATTACCATTACTATCACGTAATACAGTATCTTTTTTAATTTTACATTCAGGGAAAATACCATGATAGGTTGTATCAACATATGGAACATTTACATAGGTTTTAATTGTTTCGTTATTCTCTTGTTGAATACAGGTAATTTTAACAATAGTATTTTGTGGACATTTAAATGCTTGACAAATACATGGTAATAATATTAATAAAATTAATATTTTTTTCATATTAAAACTCCTAAATAATTAATAGAAGCTTTAATATAACAGATAAATATTAAGGAAATCTTAAATCTTGAAAATATTTTTATAATCTGGTATAATTAATTTAATGTGGACACCAAGCAAAAATCATATACGTAATCGATCCCTTGATGAAGAACTAGCAAAACATATATCTTATAAAGCAATAACACCAAATAAAATAAACAAAAAACATATATATTATAAATTCAAGCCCAATATAATCAAATATTTAAGAAAAGAATTTAGCGGTATCTATTTTATGAGCATTTTTGAAATAGATAGAAGGATGTTTTATATAGAAACAAGAGGATTTAGAGAACCAGATAATATTTATCCTGAATTGACTAACAATATAAATACATGTATTCCCATTCTCACGCATTATATAAAAATGTGTGAAACAGTAGCAGGGGAATTGTTTATATCTAATGTATATGATATTAATCCAATTATTTACGGAAAATCGATTACATCATATTATGAACCAAAATGCTGTATAGCGAAAAAAGCTAAAGAACAACATTTACAGGTTTATAAAGATTTTAGAGAAAAACAGTTAGAGGCGTATGCTGACTATGCAGTAACAATGAGAGCAGCAAAAAACACATTAGTTGAATGGGATGGTGATTCAACAAAAATCGCAGCCAAAAAATTGTGTTCATACCGCAGAGCTATTATCAACAGTATAGATTAAGACAACCCCATTAATCCACGCATTTGTTGATTTTCTTCTTCTAAACCAGACTTTCTTAAATCAGCATGGCGACCCATAGAATCTAAAGCGGCTTTTTCTACTTCTGCATGAGCCTTTATATTAGCTACCTGTCCTTGAATACCGCTTTCCTTCATACGTCTTTCAGCATCCATCATTTGAGCGTGAGCCTTCTCTTGATCTGCTCGTGCCTGCATTAGTTCAGTTTGCATCTTTTGTTGCGCCATCATCGCTTGAGGGTCTGGTTGCTGCGGTGGTGGTGGCTTACCCTGTTCTTTAGCTAATACATCCGGCGGAACAATACCACTATTTCTTATTCTCTCTACAATTTGCGGCTTATTTTCTAAATCAAGATTTTCAGCTATTAAATCAATTACCAAAGAACTTATTTGAGGATTAACCTGAACTAATTTTAGCATTTGTTCAATTGATTCTGCTTTTTGAGCGGCAAAATTAGAACCAGCCTCGACCATAATATCAAATTTACCTTTACCTATTTCGTTCTCTATTTCGCCAGTCCACATATTAGACTTGTTAATCGTAACAGCTCTTTGGCTCTTATCTTTCATAATTAAATTTACTTGGCGTTCTGTATCATATACTACAGGTAATATGTCCGTTACAACACGACCAACCTGCTCTACAGCCCTATTAAGATTATCAAAATAAGAAATACTGCTTGTGTTTCCCTGTCTAATCTTACTATTTAAAGCAATACCAGATATTTCATTAGTATCGGCACCCTGCGTAGCTCCATATCTACCTAATATTTGTTCATAAGCCGAATTAGCCGTACCAAATAACTGCATAATTGTTGGAGGAACACCCGCAGGCGGATCATATCTAATTTTATTTATATCACCTCTTAGAATATCTGCCTTTTCAGGAGTGCGCCATTCTGTCTCATATCCTGTAATAGCATCTGGATCAACTATATATCGTCCGCGATGATTAGTCTTTAACAGGTAAGCTATTTCACTTATTAGATAGTTTTCAAATCTCTGCGGATCCATAGCATAATATATGAAAGGAATACAAAATTGTTCATTATAGATATGGAAACTATCGCCATCTACAAATATGATAGGAAAATACTTGCCGGGCCATTCAGTTTCCTCCAGAATTTGATTAGCAATCATTTTCTTATGCATAATTTTATATTCTTGAGCTTTTTTCTCCCCAACTACACGAGGTTTAGGCATTCCTTGTGGAAATTTCTTTAAATAATCGTCTAACTCCTCTTTTAAGACGCTATCACCTATCTCCATCTGCAAATATGTCTTTTCCGACCATTCCTTTTCAAAATATTCTAAAATAGTAATAGTGTTCTCACTATCCCACTGAAAACCGCTATAAACCCCTGGACCAACAGCAATATTCATATTTACAAAATCAGTAGGATAGTTTATATCCGGATATTTGCGGTCAAATTCATCCTTAGCCATATACGAATAAGTACCACAAAAGTTTCCATCCCATTTTGTTGGTTCCTTAGCCATCGGATCGAAAAAAGTAAAGCGACTATCTGGAATAGGAGCTAATTTAATTGTTCTATTGAAACTATCAGGACTTTCATAATCAATATATAGTCTAATGGCACCAAAACCTCTAATTAATGAATTTTCAAATGCCGTTTGATAT